CTAACTGGTATTTGTCTGAATATAGATTTCCTTTAGTTAACAATCCTACTAACTTATTTACTACCGCTAATTGTGTGTTTAGGATGTCTTGTTCATTGTTGTTGCCTACAAATACATCTGTTGTTTCATCTTTAGATTGGTCAACTATATCCATTGCCATTACCGTTATGTTAAAGTTGAGGACTTGTTCTTGTATGTTTACAGAATTTACTATTATATGACTTAATGGGAATATAGTTTGTTTAGATAAGTCTATGTCGAATATGTCTCCAGTTGTTACTGTGTTAACATTTTCGTCTGCTAACAAATTTGTCTTTAGTGTTTGTGTTATTTGATAATATCCTCTTACTCCTTGATTCATTTCTTAAATTTGTTTTTTATTTGGTTTGCCTCAATCTCTGCTTTCTCTTTCATAAATGTTAAAGCATAAAGGCAAGTATGTACTCCTAGTTTAGTGATATCTTCAAATCTTCTAATATCTGATTGAGCGAGCCCGAAAAGTGCTTGATACCATCCATATCGTTTACCGAAAGATGCTGTTGCGCTAAGGCTATCTCCTCCTGACCTAAATAATTCATCATAGCTTTCGATAAGTCCATCCCTAAATGATAAAAAAAAAGTATTGAACTTAACACCGCATCCATTGGCATCTGTTTCATTATATCTGTATCTTCAGCCTTATAATCTTCTATTAAGTATTTGTCTTTATATTTTTGTTTTATTGGTCTGTAAAGAACTGCCATAGCCCTGTGCATATTTTCATAGTCTCCTATGTAAGTATCTAAGTCTATGTATTCTCCAAAAGACATATCTTCTAGTTTAGGAATAAACCCATAAGAAATTTCATTTATTTTAAACTCTTTAACTAAGTTTGGCTTTTCATTAAACATTGTAGATAATATCTCTGTGACATCTTTAATGCTTGATGCTTTCATTCCTAATATAACATCACCTCTTAACCCACAAAATATCTCTATCATTTTTATTGCTAAGAAGTTTTCATCTTTATTATCTTCCTGTATCTTTAAATACTTTTGATATTGCCCTAATGTTATTTCACTTAATGTGTCTGGTACTTCTAGTTTCATATATATATAACGTATAAATAATTATTTTTCGTTTGCTACTGTATTGCGTATCTTCCAAAGTTTGGTCTACTTAAAATGCTGTATGTTGCATATCTAACTGCATCTATAATGTGGTTGTTTTTATCTTCAGGTGTGTTTGTTAATTTGCCTGACTTATCTTCTTTCCATTTATAGTTCCTGAATTCTTGAATTGCGTTGTTGCTTTTTGTTGTTATGTTTATTTTATATCTCTTTAATAAATCAATACCTGCGTTTATTGAATCTCTACCTTTTAAACTCGGTCTTATATTCCAACCCATACGCCTTAACTCCTCAATTAATCTTGGTTCGCTACTATCCATATATAATTGGTTTCTATTTATTCCTACTTCTTTAAATGTGTTGTGTAGGTCTTTAGTTGTCATCTGTGTTCTGTAAAGATGTTCTTTTATGTAGAGGTTATAATCTTTTGTATAAACACTTACTAAAGTTGAGGGGTCATTAGAATATCCTGCATCTGCCCCATATGCTATAAACTCTGCATCCTCTGGTATTTTATTACACTCATTATAATTAAATATAGTTGCCTTACTTACTCCCTTTAAGCCTAATCCATATATCTGCCAATATTGTTCATCTGTATCTTTAAGGCGTTCTATTTCTCTTTTAATGCTTTGTTCTAAAAAAGGATTATCTAAATAAGTAGTCCTGTAAAAATCACAATCATCTCTTGTAATTACTTTGTCATATATCCAATGGTACTCATCACTAGGGTTATAGTCAATTATTATTCTTTCATCTGTTCTAAATATAAGCTGTTGCCAATCCTCCCAATTTAACTCATTAGCTTCATTTATAAATAAAAGATTCCTTTTACGCCCTCTTACTTTTTGTGGCATATCTAAACTAATAAACTCTATTAAGTTTCCAAAGAGTTTGTATTCGCTATTTGACTTGTTGTGGTTTAACTCTTGATAGATATTTAGTTTTCTTAGGATGTCTAAGAAGTCTCTCATTACAGAAGCCCTTAAACTAGGGAATGCTTTACGGCATATAGTAATCGTTTTGTTTTTATTTCTAGGTGTATATTCTAATATTATCCATAACAATATATTATAAGTCTTGCCAGAACGTGTTCCCCCTTGCTCAACAATTATTTTCTTATTACTGTTTGTTAGGTGTTTATAAACCTTGTTAGTCTGTATCTTCTGTTTTATCAATTATCTCGACTTGAAAGTTAGTTGGCATTCCATCTGCTCCTGTTATCTCTTGCCTTTCTACATATCCCCTTTTTTTTCCTTTTGTTTTTAAATAAAAAATTGTAGCTGATGTTGAGTTCTCTGAGATTTGTTTATGTAGTTGACTTTCTGCAAAATCTAAAGCAATGTTTTCTATATCTTTAACTTGCTTAGCAAAGTCTTCATCTTCGTTTATCCATTTATAAAATGTACTTCTAGGTATATCTGCTTTCTTGCAAGCTACCGTAACTACTCCTAAACTTTGTTCTAAAGCTTTTAGTATTGATTCTTTTTTTATATGTCTACTTTTGTTCATTTGTTTTTATTTGAGCGATAGGGTAGAATTGAACTCCTCCTCTTAACTGGAATGTTAAGTGTGCAACCATTACACCTCTATCGCATTTTTAGGATAATCTTTTTTATATAATATTACTTTTTTTCTTATGTTTTTATTTAAAGGATATATATATTTATATTTACCTGATTTTTTTCTTTTTTCTAGTGTTAGCCATAATTCTTTTTTAATGTTAGACTGTATTCTATCGTGCCTCCATTTACCTTTATAAAACACCTCTATTCCACTTGATTCTGTTTCATCTACATATAGCCAGTTTGTTGCTTGGTATATTATACCTTTATGATTTTGACCTTTATCTGCATAACTAATTAATAAGTTTACTAAAGGCTTGTTTCTTTTAATCATTTTAATTGATAAAGATACACATTTACTTGTGCTTTCTTGTAATCCATTTAAAGCAACTCTTGTTAATTCTAGAAATTGGCCTGAAACTAACCCATATTTTTTACCTAAATTATAATTAGCTCCTCCACCAAAACATATTACTCCACACCATTCATTTTTATTATTAAAAACTGAATATGATATGTTAGTAATAGGAACTGTCTTAGCGTAATGAAATTTTAAACAGGCATATTTTACTGCTTTGTAAGATGCTTTTTCTAATCTCATTTTTCACTAGTTACTGAATAAAAAGCTTTATCATATTTTTTTATTGTTTCTATTATAATTTTTTCTGCATCTTTCAAATCATTTTCGTTTGCAAATGTAATTTTAATTACTGCAGGCTTTTCATTAGTTTGCGTTAGCTCATTAAAACTAGGTTCTTCTAAATCATCATTATTTAACCAAACATCTAAACCCCAATCCTCTAATTGAATAGAGCTCCATTCGTTTGCTAATAGTTCATACTCCCACTCACCAAAACCTATATTATCTTTTATAATAAATTCTTTTTTTTGTTTGTCTGTTAAGTCGTCTACTTGTATTGCATATACTTCTTTCATTCCTATTTCTACCGATGCTTTATATCTCATATTGCCACCAAGTATGATGTTGTTTTCATCTACCACTATAGGTCTCAGCTTTAACATCTCAGGAAATTCTTTAATGCTTTTTACTAACTTTTTAAACTTTGCCCCTTTTATTATTCTTGGGTTGTCTGGATTTAATTTTAACTTACTGACTTTAACTTTGTTAGGTTTCATATTTATATAACGTTAATCTTTTTTATTTTCCTTTAATGTCTTATCTAGTAGTTTTTTAATTGCTTCAAGCTCTTTTTTGACTACCTGTTGACTATAATACATTTGGCTTGCTATGTTCTCTAATCTTTTAATTCTTTGTATTTGTGTAAACTTTTTTGGCTTCATTCTGTACCTAATATTATTTTGTCGGAGTTTGTAAGGTTTTATTTATAATATTATCCCATTTAGATTTTAGATTATTATTATTTGTGTTTTTTATTGCTGTCATTAATGCAAGTCTTAAATAACAACTGTCTTTATAATTTAAATTTAGTTTCATTGTTTTTATATTTACTTATTATTCTGTTCCTGATATTATTTGGTCGTGTGGTAATCTATTACGGTTATATTGGTCAATTCTCCATTGGTCTTTTCTTTGTAACTTTTCAAGTTCAAATGTTAAATGGTCTATTGCTTTCTGTAAATCTTCATTTGGGGTTTTGTGTTTTTTATATGCTCTAAGTATATAAGTTACCGCTGTGCCTAAATGATAATTTAATTCAAAGTTTTCTACTACTTGTTTTGCTGTGTAGTTGTTTTCTCCGTTGTAATATTTAGGTGTCTTTACTTTTGTTTTGTTTAACATAATTTATTTCTTTTATTGTATATATGAAACTGTATCATAACTTTTCTATCGTTTCTACATTTCCTGCACTTGTCATCTATTATTTTTTTTCCGTATCTAAATATAACAAACCTTTCTTCAGTAAATGTTTTATTACAGGTTCCGCATTTCTTTTTCATCTATTTCTTTTAGTTTCATATCGCTTGCTACTCTAAGCAGTTTATCAATATCATTTGGATATAAATATTCTATTCTATTTTTTAACAAACCCTTTTTAATTTCTTCTTTGCTTCTTAAAAAAACTTGTATTTTAGTAAGCCATTCATCTAGAAATTTAGAATATCTTCTATGCACTTCAAAAGACTTTAAACTATGTATTGCTGTTGTGTGGTCATAGTTTTTGCCATTAGCTTGATAAAATTCTTTTATTTGATGAAATGACATATCAAAATGATTCCTTAACACAAAGGTAAATAATGATCTTGCCTCTATAGTATATCTTCTTCTGTTGTTTTCAAATATATTTACTCCTGAAATATCATTTAAATAATTTGCTACTCTCTTTGCTTCTACGTTCATAATGTTCCTTTTATGCAGTAACTAT